ATAATCGAACAGTTCGTCAACCAACTGATATACTCTGTACTCCTGTAAGATTGAGGGATGCAAAAGCAACTGCAAACCGTATAAAACCGACACGATACTGAGAACTAAACTATCCCATTTGAGGATAATTATATTTTTCATACGTCACCTGCTTTCCAATATGAAGCATTTATTTACTTTGTAATTGTAACCATGTTTTGATCTAACCCATCCTTCGCATCTACTGAATCATAGATATTTTGAATGTCAATGACCGTTGTTCTGCTAATTAAATAGTCTTGCAAATCATTATTTAAAACCACATTGTTTCCATGTCGTACTGTACGCCATGTACGATCCTCTGAACTGATCACATACATTCCATACTGATTATGATGGCAATACGTATTATAAATATCTACCTTTGCTCCGTATGTCGGAGAGCAGCCGCCCTTCCCATTGTAACTCCACTCACCGCCAATGACTGACCCAGTACATCCATCATGATGTGAATTTCCATCATCAAAACAGTGCTGTCCAAAGCAATCAAATAAGTGGGTGTCACCAAATTTATGAAAGTTGAAACCATCATTACGATGCTGTGTGGCTTCGCAAAAATAGAACTTGCCATTACACCAATCGGCCGAAAAACCGTTGTCGGTTGCGCTCCTATGAGCTTCGCAACGTGTCAACTCAAAGTCATTAACACTTCGCAATTCAACGCAATTTTGATAGCCACCAATTACGATAATATCGTTCATTTTCAAATTTCTTACATTGCTAATCTTAATTGGATTTTCAATGTCGTCTAATAATTGGTATGTTTTATTTTCAATTGTTCCGTTCGTCGGGTTTACATAGATATTTGTACCATCGTAGAAAAACGAACTTTCAGTTGCTTGACACTCTGCTAATGTTAAAACCGGCAAAAGTCTTAGATCAGTATCGTAATCGTTTGTATTTTCCCACAATGTACAATTATAACCGACAGACCGATTTGATTTATTATCTAAAATGTTGATTGTTTTAGACACAAATAATCTATAAATTCTATTACCAGTTGATGACGTCCAAGATTTTTTATAAAGTCCAGTGGATGCATCTAGCGTCAAATTTAATTTAGTTGTGTTATCAATCACTACCCCTTGACGATCCAACTTTTTATTTTCGCCTTGATAGGCATAGTCGGTTTCAGGAACACATCTAATTTCTAAACGCTCTTTCTCTTCAGTCGATAGAATTTTCCCTTTATAAACACCGTTTCTCACGTTGATTACTTCCGCCCCACTATCAACACCTTGTTGTATCGTTTTAAAGGGATTGCTTCTTGTACCATCACCACTACTAGATGTAGAACCGTCAACCCACACCTCGCTGTTGCGAGCGCCAGCTTCGGTTGCATTAATTGGATTAAACACGATGCTATTTTTAATGACATCAATCGTTTTAAAATCTACTGGTTTATTTACTGAATTTTTAACATGGAAGATCAGTTTTTTACCTGCATATTCAGTTAAATCAACTTTAGAAGCTTGGTCCCACGCATTATTAGTAGTAATCACATTGTTAAATTCATCAGCGATAAAATAATGAACGAAAAATTCAGTTGATAGATTAGTGAAATCAAAATAAACATCGTCAGGAATGAAAGATTCAGTATAGATTCTGTTAATATCTGCTGTCACTTCTACTACACCGTTGTTATTTTTCAAACTACCTCTTTGGTAATTGAACGAGTTATCTTTTAATCCGAATTTTCCTAAATCGTGCGTCCACGTTAAAACATTGTCATCAATTACATATGTGTTTTGGCTGATTAAATCTAAATCAGATTGTGTGAACTCACTATTATCAGGTTTGGCCAAGTAAACTCTGACACTCGTCGTATCATTGAAATTGGATAAATCAAAACCACTATTTACAATATCTTGTGTGAAACCAGACATGTTGAACCCCCTTTGAGAATATTTAGCAAGTGTGAATCTGTAATTTTCGTATAAATCGAAATACAGTTTTTTATTACCTGTGAAAATTAAATCACTATAAATTCTTATAGGTTTATCGTTCGCAATAGAACCATCGTTTGCAATTTCTCCATACTCAAAATCTATATATAATAAATCGTTTGATTCATTAGATAAAAGCTTCGCTTTTGTAATTTTACTAACATTGACGCTCGCAACTGCTTTTTCACCTACAACCGCTACTTGATCGCCAGTAAACTTTTCTCTAACATCTTGTGAAAGCATGGCATAATTCACTTGTCCTGTACCATTTCTGTCAACTTTTTTTGAATCTAACTCACTATAATTCGAAACTACTCCGTTCTCTAATGTGTTTAATCTTTCGGACGCCGTAACTCCCGAGCCATTCTCAATATTTTGAGTTTCTGTCTTACTTTCATCATATTCATTCCAATATTGTCTTTGATAAACCATTTATGCATCCGCTCCTTCAAGTTCTGATATTCTTATTTCTAAATTTTTAATAGCTGAAAAAAGTAAATATATTAATTTGGTTTCTGAAACAGTTCCATCTAAATCTATAATCGAGCTGTCTGCTATGAACTCATTAGAAAGCAATATCCCTAAGCCGCTATCTCCATTTACCAAATATTCAAACGAAACCACATCGGTGTTTTTTATAGCTTGTATCGCTATGTTGCCATCGAATATAACCGGGTTCCTTATTTGGTCTGCAGATATATTTGAAACAATTTGTCCAGCGTTTTGTAGAGAAATCATACCGTTTGACAACATAACTTTGTTTTTATCGTTAATCCTAGTTTCAACAGACTGTTCATCGAAGCTTACCTTCAACTCGTCGCCACTATATTCTCCCACAAGTTTATCGGCGTATACCTCTTTGATTTTTTCTCCCTCAATAGAATTATCATCAATTTCAGTATTCATACCGATTCTTATTTTGTTGGGGGTTATTCGTAATGTATTGTTGTTGGGATCTTTTTCCTCGGATAAATTAATCTGTTCAATAATTTTTTCTTTATTGATCATTTCATTTTTAACACTTGCAACTTGAGCTGCTACAGCTTTGACTCCAGAATCAGCTTTGCTTTTATACGCTGTTGTTGCGTTAGAAACTGCTTCTGCTTCTGCTGAACTAGTCGCACGTAACCCTCCGTTATAGGAAAGAGTGTATTTCAAATTAGGTATCTTGTATTGATTGCCTTCGACGTCTTCGACAATCATCCAGTCTCCTGCTTCTATCGAAGGGATACCACGCCATTCAATGTTGAATGGATAGTACTCGATAGAGCTAAGCAGCGAAAATATGTCTTGCAAATCAGCTTTATTAACAAATGGATTATCGATTTCTAATTGATTACCTGTGGTAGATCCAACTGTTATACTAGCCGAATCGCCCGCTGGAGAATTTGTCAATCCACTGATTTTATATTTCAAATCATTTTTGCTTAGGCCTTTTGAATAGTACAAATCTGTATTGATAATCTTCACAGTATCGCTACCACTCTTTAGTTGAAGTACATCATATTTAGAAAACTTGATGTATCCTGCTACGTACTGGGAAATATAACCCAACATTTGCCTAATGGTTAAGTCTGTTGGTTTAGTTGTGATTTTTTTATCTGGCAGTTGTAAGAACGTTTCAACATCCATAGCAACACCTGCTTGATAACACGCATCCGCGGCTACATCAAATAGCTTGGCTGGGAAAGTTACCGTTGGTTTGTATGTGCCTTCCAGAAACAAAACTGAATCCATACAATTTATAGTTGTTGTTTTTTCGTTCTCGTCAACATCTACATGCTCGCTAACAAAAAAAGTGCCTAACCGAACGTACTCGATTGGGTTCTCATAAAAAATCTTGTTCAGATAGCCGCCTGTTCTCATTTTGTTAGTCTTATTCACATATTTTCTTGCTTCAGAACCTGTTTTTTGTTCCCGTTCAATACCCAACTCTACGATCACTTGATCCAACTCATTGATTCCACGGATAACCTTATCTAAAGTTATCGAGACATAATCAGAAAAAACAGACCCGATTTGATAACCAGGTCCGTTAATACTTCCAGATTCAAATTTTATATTGAATATATCAGCTTCAGTAAATGACTGATCATTAATAGTGATCCGTGCATAAATTTTACGTTCGTTTTTCTCGAAAGCTTCATTGAATTTAATACTTGATTTCAACATATAATCACTCCTCAATAAAACTTAGGGTTAGACCTTCCCACTTCATAGCTTGAAACTTATCATTCCAAGAATATGAAGCGGCAGTCCTATCCCCTACGTAAAATCTTTTAGTTGTATTTCCGCCAACTTGCGGATCAGGATATGAAACCGAGAAAAAAGCAGCAGATACTTTTGATAGTATTTGTGATATTTCACTGTCAGATAACGGCCCCCAAGCAATATCAAGTTTTACTTTCTCTGCGATTATATCTCTGATCATTTTACCACTGGCGTTTCTTCCAGTAGAATCAGCATCAATAGTTTGAATGCTTGCTGAAAAAGTCTTGGGTGGCTTGACCACGCTCCCGTTAATACTTAAGTTTGCCATCTTACCACCCTCCTATTTTCCAATTACTGGATTAACGCCAGTTTGTTTCTCAATTTTTTTAAATTCATCCAATATTACTTTTGCTAATGTAGCTCGATCAAGTTTTAGATTAATCTCTGTTTTCGTTGGTGTTTGATTATCTCCGCTATTACCCGGACGATTCAACAACATCAATAGAATGCGATAAAGTTCATCTGTTCCCATTGATTGAGAAGGAGCACTTTGGTTGTTGAAACTTGAAGACATGCTAGATACACTTGCCGGTTCTGAGAACATTTCTGGCAAAACAAGGCTTGAGTTGAACATATCAAGTCCAAGATACTCAACAGCTTGTTGGATCAATTCAGCAGCACGTTGAGGTCTCTCTAACGGAATGACCATCTCTTTCTTGTTGCCTTCTCCCATGCGGTATAAACCGTCCTGAGTGACTAGTCCACCATTCTCATATCCAACACCTCTGTACGCTGCCGCAAGCGACCCGTAACGACTTAATGCGTATCTCATAGATGCCAAAATATTCGACATTGGATCCCAAATATTTTTATTGTATGGGCTTCGGGCATACGCTCTAAACGTTGGATCAATAACCTGCATCAAACCTTTTGAAGGGGTTCCGTTCTTAGCGTTGATATCCCAATTATTGATGGCGTTAGGGTTACCGTTTGATTCAGTCTTCATTTGATACAGCGTACGGTTTGCATTGGCTAGTGAGTAAATGCCTAGTTTGTTCAATGCGCTATTGACAGTCGAACGCCATCTTTCTACAGATGACCCATACTTTCCTCCTACTGCTGTACCTCCAATTGCTCCAAAAGAAGCATTCTTATCAATATCACTTGCTCCGAGTGAGCCGTTGATATGCAAATGATCGTAGTGGTCATTCTGCGGCCATCTTACCCAACTTCCGCTCGATCCAGTACCAGACATTCCTTTTCGGTCTCGAACCTTGCCTTGAGTGATTACGTAGGCTACTTTTGATGCAAAGTTATCAAATACCCAGTTTGCTGGAGCAAAGTATTTCGAAGACCCGTTCATACTTGCTGGATAGGCGACATCAATTGCTTGATGCTTTCCGTGGGAATGTGGATCACCTGGTCTAAAGCCAGAAGTGATTCTCATACCAGGATATCGATCGACAGTTTTTCTAGCGATATCATATAGGTATTTGTATACACCCCAACTCCCCATTGATCCATCAAACGAACTATTTTGTGCTTCATATCCTGCATTGAACTTCGATTTAAACCATTCATAAGAACCTTCTGCGATCGTACCAACGGAACCTTTCGCCATTGATAGAGCCGGTTCAACAGCACCTTTCAAGTTAACGAACTTAGAAATTGCAGCATTCAAAAGCTTCTTCGGATTTGATGCATAAGACCAAATATCCGATGCGATTTCTTTTGCACCATTCCATTTCTCTTTAAACCATTCACCTATACCATTTGCATAGGCTGGTACGCCATACATCGCAGCAGTCTTTGGACCACTTAAAACAGACGTTCCTTTTGGTAGATTGACCATTAGATTTCTTTGCGCCGGAAAGATACCAGTACGTCCATCTGGTGTCCGGTAAGCTTCCTGATAATTAGAACCTAGTCCGTCGTTGACCAGAGCCATACCGCCTGGATGATACCCAGTACCTTTAGCATAAGTAGGAATTGTCCATTTTTTCAAAGCGCTACTTCCTGCACCAACCTTGTTTAGTACCCAGTTGATACCGCTGATTACACCGTTGACACCTTTTCCGATAACTCCGACCATTCCGTTGAAAATTTTTCCAGCGCCTTCTTTGACAGATTTGACACCATTGCTCAAACCTTTACCAATCTTGCTACCTAATCCGGTTGCCCAACCAGTGATTTTATCGAAAGCTTCAGAAGCATTTTTCTTCATTGTTTCAAAAGATCCGCCCATACTAGTCTTAAGATTAGAGAACGCTGTGCTTGCTTTTGATTTTGCATTACCTGCTGCTGTTGTAACTTTGTCTTGTATTTCATTCCATTTTTCAACGGTATTCTTTTTGACGTTACTCCATCGATCAGAAATGTTCGTTCTAAGTTCTTGTAAACGTTTGGATGCATTATCCTTAGCAGTTCTTGCTTTGTTTGATACATCTGTAGAAAAAGTGTCCCAAGTTTCTTTGGTATTCTTCTTGATGTCACTCCATCGTCCGCTAACATTCTTCCAAATATCCGAAGCTTTTTCCGAAACAGTTTTCTTGGCGTTGGCCCAAGTATCACTGGTCCATTTTTGAACATTTCCCCAAGTATCAGAAACAAAAGTCATGATGCTGCCAAACTTGTCATCTATGACATCTTTAAGTTCACCAATCGCTTTTTTAGGATTCTTAACTGCGATAGCAACTTTTTCTAACACGCCAGCAAGAATTTCTAACCCTTTTGTCAAGAGTTCAATTTGTCCAATAATCAGGAATTTAGCCACCTGAGCAAGAGGAACAATAACGACATCCCAGAACCATTTAAAGATTGGTTTGAAAATCTCAATCACTTGGTTCAGCACATCTAGAGCAGCTGATAGATAATCAAAATATTTGGGCACGTAGTCTTCAATGTAAAAACTTGCCAGTGGCAACAATACGTTTTTATACAACCACTCAAGCCCATCACCTACATTTTTCAAGATTGGACGAATCGATTTGAATAATCCATCTATAGCTTTGAGTAATGGTGTGAAATCAAGATTCTTCGCCCAATTTTCAGTCGCTTTGGTCATGTCGTTTATATTGCCTAGCAAATCATCTACTGCATCAAGAATAGTGCCGAAAATAGACTCCCCAACCTTGCCCTCTTTCCAAGCTTTCTTCAACTGTTCAGCTATGTTACCGATTGTGTTGAAAATGTTGGTATAGATTTCAAGAATGTTGGCAGCTATACTTTCGCCACGGCCATCATTCCATGCATTACGAAAAGCAACAGCCACTTCATGAAGCAATTCAAGGATTCGGTTCCACATATCAAAAATGGATTGAATCAAGCGTGTTCCTCGTCCGTTGTCTTCCCAAGCTCGTTTGAAAGCACCAGCGATATCACCGATTATTCCGAGTACATCTGCAAGCAGGATCAATATATTTTCTATGAAAAGCTGTCCGGTTCCATTTGTCCAAACTTCCATAAATGACTTGCCGATAGCAGAAGCCAAACCTATTACCTCACCTAATGCATACTTCCAAGCATCGATCACTCGTTGTCCTTGATTTTTCCATGCATCTTGGAAAGGCTTGAAGAAATCCTTCAACAAGTTTTGGATGTCTTTCATCCATTTAGGCGTTGAATAAGTGCCTGTCGCTGAACCAAAATCAATGCCAGGAGTTGTAGAATCTTCCTTCTTTTCATCATCCTTATCCATTGTCAGCTTGTTGATTTGGTCAAATCCCATGAGAGATTTTTGTAGTTTCTTCACTTTCTCATTGGCTTTATTTGCGGAAGAACCAGTATCGTTTAACGCTTGGATATTGTCGTACAGTCCACTAGCGCCTTGTTTTGCTGCATCATAGGTTGTCCCGAATAGCATTGCAATAAATGATGCCAATTGCCCTGTAAGTTGCGCCACAGTACTCATAAGAGCATTTAGCGCTGGCAATATTGCGGTATAGATTGGATAGAAAGCAGTTAGTAGATTGACCTTGATTTGATTCAACGAACTACTGAATTGATCATTCGTTTTTAACGCTGACATCATACCGCTGGCCATTTTAGTAATTGCTCCACCTAGCAATTGATAAACAACTAATGAAGGCAGCAAGTACTTCATTGACTGGCCAAACGCATTTGTACTCCCAGTCATTCTGTTTGTTCCGGCCGTTACTTTATTGGAGTTACTAGAAAATAGACTTCCGAACTTTCCAATAAATCCAAGAGAGTTCCTCAAGCCATTTCCGACGCTCCCGAATCCGTGTGAAACAGCATTGGACATGCGGTTGAATACACCGCCATATTTAGAAACAGCCCGCTCAGATTGCTTCAGTCCTGTACCTGTCATACTAGCGCCGCTAGAAGCGTTGCCCGTTTGAATGGAAGATTGACCCAAAGCGGAGTTAACTCGTTGCAGAGCCTTTCTCAACGCATCTGCTCTGTCTTCTGTTTGTGCGTATTCCTTTTGCAAACGATCATTATCACTTATAAGCTTATTCATTTTGATCGATTGTTTTTGAATCTCACCAGACGTTTTCAGAGATTGAGGAGTATCTTCATAATTCTTGAATCCAGATGTAAAGCTGCCAGTTGGCACACGTTGATCGTTGTACTCCGCCTTCAACGTCCGAATTCGTTTTCGCATCGCCTCAATTTGGGCTTCGTTTTGACTCATGCCTTTTGTTATATTTTCCAAGGAAGATGGAACAGCGTCTAATTCACGCTTGATTGTATTACCCATACCTTTTGCCTGATCTTGGAATTTTGTCATCTGAGCTTGCGCTCGAGCGATTTGTTCATCGTATTTAACGACTTTCCCTGTATCTCCTTGACTGGATGCCGTTTGCCTTTGCGATTTCAGATATGCAACCTTTTCTTGTGCTGCTTTCGCTTGGCCCATTTTAGCGTTGATCTCATTCACCATCGCATCGATTTCCTTGGTCACTTTCGGACGAGCTTTACGTACACCTGTTGCAAAGTTATCACCAGCCGCTTCAGACGATTGCTTTGTCGATCGCTCGAAGTTTGCTAGTGTCTTTTCTAGTGCTTGATTCATTTTTTCTAGTTGTTTCGTGAAATTGCTAGCGCCTTTTTCAATATCCATATTTTTCTCTGTACGATCCATTGAGTTACCGGACATTTGTTGGATTCTACTCATAGCACTTTCGATTTGTGGTAGTACTCGTTCCAAAGACTGCTCAACTCTGGCAGTATTAATATCGAGGAGTACCTCAAGCGTTTCTAATTCCATGCTTTCTCACCTACCTTTCTTCTATGAGTTTTCTTCTTTCTCTTGTTGCTTTGATAGCCTGAGCTTGGGCCAAGAACATTTCTTGCTCACGCTGCATAGCTTGTTGCTTTGTTTCTTCCTCGGTCTTCGCTTCTTCAACCGCCTGTTCAATTTGTTTGAGAAACGGATAGGCTTCTTCAAATTTTGGCATATGCTTTGGATCGTTAAATGCGAAAACTGCTAGTCTTTGCTGCGAGTAGTCGAACATCGCTCTTTCTCGCAACTCATTCTCTTTGATCTTCTTATTTGCTTGGACTTGTATCATGATTTCCTCAAGTGTCATTCCCCAATACTCTGTAGAGGGGATTCCTGCTTCAACGGCTTGTGGATACATGAATTCAAGCATTTCGGATAGATTATCGAAGTTTTTTACAGAAGACTGTCTTCGCTGTTCGTTTGATCCAAAGATTCCCCATCTGTCGCTTCTTTCCCCGTTTCTTTCTTTCCGAAAAAACCAGCTTCATCCAAGAAGTCGTTGATTTCACCAAATAAATCCATGGTTGTTTTTCCTGATTCAATGTATTGCTCGAACGCATCAACGATTGCTTTATCTGTCACGCCGCTTGTTTTATTGGCGCCTTGTAAGATAATCAATAAACTGTTGGCTGGCGGTAATTTGATTTCGCCTTGTTTTTTAACAAACAGTCCCATAATCCCTTCATCTAAGCGCTTTTCGATTGCTAAAATCGATTTACCGTCTAAACGAAGTTGTAAATTTAGCTCTCCTAATTGAAATGATTTAGTGTTTGGCATTTGTACTACGTTGTTTTTTGGCATGTATGTTTCCTCCTAATTTATATAAATAGAGACTAAGGATTATCCCTCAGTCTCTGATTCGTCTGCATTGTCCCCTGTGGTATCTTCAGAGGTTGTTACTCCCCGGGCGACGGCGCAGGAGCTGGAGTAATATCTGGACCATCGCTCACAACTACCCCTAAGTTAAAGCCGACCGCTTGGTTAACTTCTACCCCGTCGAATTTGTAGTACGGCTCTCCCGTAAATTCTGATGTCATTCCATCTGGGAAGGTAATTGTCCAATCTACAGATTTTCCAGTTTCAACTAGCGCATGAATATCACGGAAGTTATCTCCTTGATATACAATTGCAAATTCCAAATTGTCAGTATCTTCGATACCTTTGATATAAGATTTCTTTTCTGATCCCAAGTGTGTAACGTCCACTTTCTCTGGATCATTACCCAATGCTGGGATAGATTTAACTGCTGCTACAGTTTTAGTTGTTGCACCATCTGTGTAGGTTAAGACGGTACCCTTTGATAATAGTCCTGCAAAATCCATGTGTAATTCCTCCTATTTTTTGTAAACATATTTCGTAACATTATCAACTACAGCTGTTACTTCAACGATGATCCGTTTCAAATCAGCCGTGTTAGCATCTTTAGCGGTACCAGAAAAGCCAATACTACCGAATGTGCTTAAAACACTTTCAGCAATACTGGTCTGGCTTTTGTCTCCGTATAATTCAATTGTGATTGTCCAAACTGTTTGTAACTCATTACCCAACGAATCAATCTGATGTGGTTTATTGGCTGTCCTATAAATAGCCAATGGGAATGTATTCCAAGTTGAAGGATAGTCCGTGGCAATCTTCTTGATAGCAGTAACGGATTGTAATACTTCAACAGTGACTGTCTTCATATTCACTCGTTCCATCACTTCAACTCCCTTAACTTGCGTTGTACATGTTCTTTGTAGATTTCAGGTGCATCACCGATCAAATCTACTAAAGAAGGATACAAGAACGGTCGTGCTGGCTGTCCTTTGGTAATGTAGAAGTCTGTACCTTGAACAGTCACACGAGGAATACCGTATATAGCTTCCAAATCCACAGCAACATCTTTTGCTGGGATAAACCATGCTGTTTGCGAGTAAACTGGTGTAAATCCTTCTGGTAAGTCTTTTTGACTAGCTTCACCGACAGGACCAGTACCAACTTCTCGGAATAGCGCTTCTTGCTTGTCGGACCAGACACGTCCAACAATTTGGTTTTGTGCATTAATCACGACTTCGTTTTTCAAACTACCCAACAATTCACCACTAGAATATTTCATGCTAGACGATAATCGCAATTCGGCTGCTTGCTTGATCAATTCAGTAATTTCAAAAGTCGCATCCCACATCGCATCATCTAAGATTTGCGGTATTGCTTTGACTTTTCGCCGTAAACTTTCAAGGCCTTTGATTTCAACTCCCACGATTATCATTCCTTTCTAGCATAATGTTCTTGTGCGTCGAAAATGTCTGGATAGATTTGATCGTGAAGTCTGGTTCCTCATCTTTACCAACGTAGACGCAAATGCCGTCTAGTTCATTCTGTGCCTCGCTAATCTTGTCGCCTTGGTATTTACATGCTTTCATTGTTTCAAGCTTACTGCCGTATATCTGAGCGTTTACCGTACCGCTTGCAGCTTGTACATTCATACGTAACTCAATTGGTGCAAATGGGTATGTGATTATTTCTTCTGCTTCTTCGTCATGAGTAACTTTTCGCTTTTTTAGATAGACTGTTTGTAGGTCATTCTTCAGTAGGCGCATAGTAACTCACAACCTTTCCCTTTCGGAATCTGTTCAAGCCACGTTGAATAGAGACTGGAATATCGGTCAAGAAAGACTGCGACACGCCGCCTTCAGACCTTGAAGCTTCACCTTCAGCGCCCTGTTGGTTGTATGCGATTGTTGCAAGTTGTCTTGCATATACCCACATACTATCAATCATCGCTTCACGACCAGTATAATCAAGGACGAGTGCGACAGCGTCCTCGATCAATACTGTTGCTGAGATAGGAGATATCTCCAATTGATCAGCTAGTACTGAAATAACTTCATCTCGTTTCTCGTCCATGATTTCACTCCTTATTCGCCAGTCCCACCAGCGATCGTAGTAGTCGGTGTCCATAGTTTATGCTTGAATTGAACGATACGAACATTTTTAGATTCGTATACACGTTCCCAGTTACCGCCAGTAGCTAACTCAGTGTTTGTTGGAGAAGAACCAGCAACAGACTTACTTGTGAACTTAACTCCACGTGGATGTAACAAGAAATGTTGTCGGTTAACCAAGATATCATCGCCAGCTAATGCATCACGATCTGTTTCGGTAGGGACTGGAGCAGCACCGTTACCTAAACCAATAGCACCTTGGCCAAAGATATAAGAAGTGAACACTCCGCCAGAATTAGGCATACCATCATCAACGATCACGCGTTTACCCATGTAAGTCGGGATTTTTGTGTTGTTTGAATCTAACAAGAACTCAATCAAGTTTTGTTTGCGCAAGTTAGCATATACAGACGAGTGAACAGCAATTGCAGTCAGTTTTTCTTCTGCATCACCCAATTTGTATGAAGCATCCAAGAATGTTTCACCAGTGAACGCAGCAGCATTACCTGTTTCAGCAGAAATATCTAAGCTGTTATCGCCCATTTTAGTAGTTGTAGCACCAAAGACACCTTTTAACACACTCAATAACGTAGCTTGTTGACGGCGGGCCCAATAAGCCGCAACCAAGTCACCAATAGCACGCATAGGATCGTCACCAGACAATGCTTTAGATAAATCATTTACTTTCCAAGCTTTACCACGCATCAAGAGAGCGGCAACGTCTTGACCAGCAATGATTTTATCTGTTTCTAGTGATTCGGAATCAGACAATACTTCATCGTCACCAGTTAAATCTTGCCAAAACGGCATATTGATTAACTTACCACCAGCAGTTGCCAAAGCATCTAATTCTGGATCTTTCACAACGATTCCCGATTGGTACAACGCTGATAATTCAGCAGTACGTTCAATAACGTAACGGTTGAAGACTTCTGGTACAATGACATCTTCGATTTTTGTTTTAGCAGCAAAATACTGCAAGTTCATTTTCATTAAACTTTTTTCCATTTTTTCTCCCACTTTCTATTTATTCGCTAATGCCTGTAAGGCTTTTGCTTTTTCTGGATCTTCTCGCAGCAATCTTCCCTGCTCAGTAAGGTTTAAGGTTTCCGCAGCAAACGGATTAGTGTCAGGCAAAGTTGTATTAGAACCTAGTGGTGAATCAACTGAATTCAATAGCGCTTGATCAACAGCAACTTTTAGTGCTTCATCCCATGCTTTCTTGAATGTTTTGACATCTTCCAAAATTTCTTCTGCGGTGTCACCTTTAATGCGTGCCGCTAACTCTTTGCTGATTCCGATCGACTGTAATTGATTGCCTTTTTCTACGAATAGCTGTTCTTGACGAAAGGCTTCTTTCTCCTTTTCGAAGGCAGTCTTTTCTTTGTTTAGCAATTCTTTCTGCCGTTCTTCCTCGCTTAGCTTGGCCAAACGGGCAGCTTCATTCTTTTCTTCTTCGAATTCTTTCTGCCAGCGCGACTTTTTACTTTTGACAATAGAGTCAACTTCTTTGTCGTCCTTGAAACCGAACTTCTCTTTGATTGCCGCAACTTCTTCATCGCTCAACTCATCTACATTCAGCTGTTTTGATGTCTCAGAATCATCCGGAGTATCTGATTCATCTTTTTCAGCAAAGAATTGTAGGTTAAGTGGCAACAGTTTTTTGTGTTTCATGTTTCGTACTCCTTCCATATCTTTTAGAGTGGATAAATGCTTGCACTTCCGATGCTTTTAATGTCTTCACGCTTGGACATGACAAAAAGCCTAGCTACTGCTAAGCTTTAATACATCTATTTTCAAATTTCTTATATGCATCGAAATAAAACTCTTCTTTGTCGCCATTGTATGTGATTTCGTAATACATGCCGTCAAAAAGTGTAGTACTCACCAACGCTTTATTATTTTGTAAAGTTTTACATGACCAAACTACAAAAATATCAAATTCTTTAACCTTATCACTTTTATCTAAATGATCTAGCGCGTATTCCTTTACCAATTGTTCGCATCGACTAATAAATTTTTGATTATCCATATTTATCTCACTCCTATTATTTTTCTTTTCTGTTCTCTTATCTCTTCCTCCGAATACTTATCTCTCAGCATATTCATCCATTCGTTATAGGTTGTTTCACCTCTAATAGGAATCACTTTGCCGCTGATAGGGTCTAAAGCATTTCTAGGAAGATTCAGCGTTCGTTTACTGTACATAATAGCTATTGTTCTGCACCATGGATGAAACGGCGGATACGTACCACTAGCACCATTTACTTTAGCTTCAGAAACTGGATATATCTTATGATCTTTTCCTTTACAGATATCAGAAGTTCGCAAGTCCAACACTGCAACAAGAATGTACTCTTTAACACCATTATCTTGCCACGCTTTGAGTTTTGCTTGGTTAGCCAAATAATTGGCTTCCGTACGAATCAAGCGTCTAGCAACGCCAATAGAGCGGTCAAACTCATTAGCTATTGCTTTAGCCATTTCAAACTCCGACATGCCAGTCATAGACTCGACAGTGAACAACTCTTCTAACCTTGCTGCTAAAGCTTCGGTATCCCCCCACAGTCGTTTAGAATAATTCGATCCATGCCAGTGGCTATCGAGGATGTTCTTTGTATACCTGGTCGATAGTTCCTTAAACTGATAATCCTTCTTATTCCATACCTCAATGACTACGCCATTCTTGGCATTCTCTTGCGCCTTTCGGATGACTGATTCAGCCGTTGCCTCGCGATACGATTCGTGAATAGCATCTACATAGAACTCTGTCTGTTTTTCTAACTGAACATCTGCAACTTGCTTAGAAACTAAAAAAGACTTGGCTTTCAAGTCTTCTGCACGAGAGATGCGCTCTTTAAATGCTAATGCTTGCAATCTGTTTCTTGCTGCAGCTTGTAATTCAGGATCTTTAATCTGTTTAGATAGCTTTCTCAATTCTGCTAACTCTTCAACTGACGTTGTTTGGTTCAGCATCCGTTTAGCTTCAACCTCAGTTAGCCCAGAGCGTTGTTGAGAGCGTGCAAATAACTTCCTAACCTTTTGGGTTAAGTATGTTTGTGCTTGCCTGTAAGCCTTGGCTACAGCTTCCTCAACCTTGATTGCGCCATCGTTTATCTTTTGCTCTGCGTCGATGTTACGTCGTTCCCAGTAGGATAACTTGCGTTTCTTTTGAGTCATTTAATCAGCTCCTTATTTCATCCCGCCAGTTAAAATACTGATAGAAAATTTTAAAGCTTGCTCTTCGTTAAAACCCTCTTCTAAACATTTATCGAACAAATATTTGCCTTGCTTAGCAATATAATCAAGACTTTTTTGCATTTCAAAGAAAGTGGCTTCAATCATTTGATTGTTCTCGTTAAACTTCATTAGTTCTTTTAACTGTTTTTCGTTCATCTTCTTCATCATCCTCTGACCTTTTACTTATATAACGGACTTTGTCAGGATACTCCTCACTTAGTAAAGAAAAGATTATCTTGAATGCACCTATTAAAATATCGTTATGAGTTGAGTTATCAAATATTATTGTCCGAACAACAAATGAGCTTGAATCAATTAATGTACCTAACAATTGATCATTTAAAGTTTGAAACAGTTTATCTATCAGTTTATCGATTTCATTTGAAGACGAAGCAGAAATTGAAACAAAACCCGTCTGTTCATCTTGATAAACTTCAACCTTCTTCATCGTCTTGGTCCTCCTCTGGATCATCATCCAAATCCGAGTGACTATCTTCAGCTTGCACACCTAATGCTTTCTGGTTCATCACAATAGCTTCTTCTTTTTCAAGGTTCAACTGTTTCAATACTTCGTCCACATCGTCAATATCTGGCAACCATCCTAGAAGAACTTTAAGCGGTAAGATACCAGCTTGGTAAGCACTGACGATTTGATTGATGATATCGCTAGTGTTTACAGGTAAATTAGGCTTGAGTTTGATCTTCGTACCTTTCGCATCAATTGAATTGTCTTTGACCTTCAAGATTGTTTCAAATAGTTCCATGCGTTTCCTTAAACCTTTGATCATATAACGTGATTTAACCGACATAAGCTGAAGCAAGCCAAAAAGTTTGTACTTCATAGCTTCACCGGAAACATTTCCAGAAAACTTCTCATCATTCATATCTGGTACATAGGTAATCTTATGGATATCGTCAAGGATTGCTGATCGCAAAAGATTAACGCCGTCCTCGTTTAATTCCTTGGTAAGATACCCTGCATCTACTTCATTAGGCATTGCAGCCGTTTGAAGCATCTTTTCTTTCGCTAGCTTCTCGCCATCACCATCTTCCAAAGTAAATCCCCTTATAAATAGGATTGCATCCACAAAAGCTTCTTTGTCGTTTAGTCGATCGGATTGGAGTAGATTATATGCATCAATCAAAGAAATGGCTTGTTCAAAGTCACCTTGCTTTTCTTCATTATTCCGATACTCAATGACTGGCACTGCTTTGAAGTAATGTGGCTTGGCATCCACTAGTAAGTATTCACCAAATCCCCTAGAGCTTGCGTGAAACGTAATCACTCGATTGTCGTTGTAATACTTAACCACATAGTGATCTATGCCGCCTTGCAGCGTTAGTACGGGTTGATAATGAACCGCAAACAAAGGGTTCTTGTCTACTGTATCATCCGTAACTAAGAAGATACCTCTAGGATCAATACATTTGATTTCTAATTGTGTTCCATCGTTTTCCTTTGTCTTGTTTAGATACACAAGCTCATAACCCACACCGAATGTTGATAGGTCTTTCTCTAATTCTGTATCATGAGAAACGATGTCAATCCTGTCGTAAGCATCTAAGATAGGTGAAATGTTCTTATCTGATTCAGATACATAAGAAATCGGGTTACCCACCATAAAACCAACGTTCATATCAACTACATATTTCGCATGGTTGATCAACACTTTATTATTTGGCGCTGCGTCATTTTCTTTCTTGCGATTGAGAATGTCGTGCTTACCATCGTAATAATCTGATAGTCTATCTAACCTCGCCAATTCCATCATGTGCTGTTGGATACAAAAATTAAGTAACTCAGCAGATGGGTTATTTAAGTCGCCGGCTATCTGTCTGTTAACTACTATTGCCACAATATCACCTCTCTTAAAATCCGAATTTAACTTTGCTGACGATTTGAGCTTTTTTGCTTTTCTTCAATTCGTGAGTGTAAATTGCATATCTTAATGCATCAAGCACATCGTCAAACTCTTTAATTGGTTCGCCTTTACGCTTATCCCAAACATACTGATAAATCTCATTTGGAAATTTCTTAACTTTGTCACGACAGATAAACAACTTATCTGCTTTAATCTTCTTGGCGACAGATTCAACACCGCTTAATCTAGCTTTGTCAGCATTAAACGCTTCAATTCGTTCACGTTTAAACCTTGCGACATGCTCTGGTCTGGCAGAATCACAATAAAAAGGCACCCTAGAGCCGTACCGCTCTTGAATGCCTTTAGCCACATCTACCCAGTAATCAATTTCTTCAAACTGTGTTGCGTGTTCTTCTATGAGATATGCTGTTCCGTCATCTGTTTCGCCTATAACAATAATTGAACCCCAGTGTTCGTAGCCCCAGTCCACTCCACAATAAAACGAGGATAACTGAGGGATTTCATTTGATTGGACGTAATGCTTACTCGCATCAAAGTCTTGATATACCACACCTTCAGCAGACACCCACAATCCTTTTATGTCACGATCGTAGAACATACCACTAGGCGTTGACTCTTTAATGTTTTCTCTGTATCGATCAGAAAGAAAAGTGTTGTCATCTAATTCAAAATGAAACGCCTTGATATTTTTACTTGTATTGTCGATATATTCCTTTTTTAGCCAATGCTCTGGATTATCTGGGTTAGTATCGCCCAATATCCTAGCGCCTGTTCCTGAACAACGAGAAACGATTTCAGCAAATACTTCTTGCTTAGCTAATGAAGCTTCATTGATATATGCACCATGAGCCGTCATACCACGAATAGCACCAACACCGCCAATGTTTCCTGTGTATGCTTGAACCACCTTCACACCGAACAAGACAAAGTTATTATGCTTATCAAATTTGGGTTCAATGCTATACATGTTGTAAAGCTCTTGCAGTATGTTCTTTTGAATTGTTGCGCTTGATACACCAGCGAGAATATACATCGGCTCTTTAATGCCTTCTTTATCTGCTATCTTGCGCACACGTCTTAACTCAAACAAAAATAAGTCATTGTTTATCTTTGTCTTTCCTGATCGCTTAGCTCCATGCAGCAAAGTAATGAACCAATCTTTCTTTACCGTTTCATTCAGAACTTGAATTTGTTTAGCAGTGTAAACATCACTAATCATTCAATTCACCACTAATCTTCTCTAACAACTCATCCAACTTATCTTCAGTAGTCTGAGTTGTGCCATTTTTGAGTGATTCAGCTTTAAGCCTAGATAGCTCTGCGTCTGCTTTAGCTTTCTCCATTTGCACTTGTAACAACGGACTAGCATATTTTAGAAATAGGTCTATTGCTTTCAACCTGTTTTCCAAATCTGGCGTGTACTCATACGTCATATTCTTAACAACTGCATCACCTTGTAAGTGATCTATTTGCTTACTATGGCTTTCAATGACTTTACCGTCATATATGTCAAGAAGGCTATTCAATTGCGACTGTATATCTATTTCTCGCTTTTCAACAATAGGTCTGACTTTGCTAGCGATATAATTGACGATTTCTAGTTTTTTCAAGTTTTGCCCGGCAATTCTTCCAGCTGTTTTTTCACTGTACCCGGCTTTAATGGCGGCTTGAGTAGCGTTGCCACCGTTTATAATGTATTCATCTGCAAATGCTATTTGTTTTGGTGTTAACTTAGCCACATCAAGCCCACCACCTTTCTATAAAAATCTGTTCAACCTCTCCACAATATGCGGGTCACTCTTCCACCCATGCCCAATGTATATCAACCTATGCCGATCGATGTACTCGTCATTAAACTGCTCATAGCATTCAAGCAACGTGTGCTTTGGTTTCAACTCCGCTTGTCGGATGTTCTTATGCCTTAGTATTCCCACTGATAGTTGCATGTAATAGTAATGCATATCAGTCACCTACTAGCTTCATGTGCTTGTTCCACGACTCGCGCACATAATCTTCTTTAAAGCAATACCAGTCATCGTAGCAAGCTTCCTTAACGAGGTCTTCTACATTATCAAAAGATCCAATATAGTAATCTGAATTTCCACACATAGGGCAAATGCTATCGTATTCATCTAAAAAGTAAATATCGCTTAAGCAACTCACATATACATAGAACGTTTTATTTTTAGATGTCATAAGTCACCCTCAGCCTTTCACTATCATATTCAAACAACTGCAGCACCTTCTTACCCATCGTCCAGCCATTCTCTATCTCGTAGCTGTCATTCGGCTTAATGGTCCCTAACTGACGATGGATCACACCTTGATAGTCGTTCGTCTGTTGCGTGTGGA